TGATATAATAATGGCAAACAGTAAAGGGGATATCTATGCGAGATTCTAAAAATATTCTACATGCAAAGTTAGGTGTATCACCTATGGAGCGTCAGTACGGTGGTGGTCTTGATGCTGCTTATATGAACAGACGTAGAAGCAGTGCCTTTGCTGCTCCCGATGCTACTAGTGCTTTTGCTTCACCTATGAGTAAGGATGGTCTTCCTACAATCTATCGTGAACAAGGTGGTCCTCTACCTATTACTTCTGTCTATGGACAAGGTATCCCTAGAATAATCTATCGTGAGAATGGTGGAGATTTAGATTTTGGTTTAAGTGCTGAAGATATGGCAGCAGCTTATGAAGAAGCAGGTATAGATACATCAGGTTTTGCAGGTCCAGATAAAGGTTCATACGATTCTGTAACAGGGATGCCTTCTGTTACTACACCACAAGGAACACCTCCTCCAACTAATGATGGAATGGGAGAGGCAGGTATACCTTTAAACCCTTTAAATAATTTTATGATAAATCTACAAATAAAAAACCAAAAAGCAGCACAAGAAAAGCAAGCAAGAAATCAACAGTATATACAAGATACAACAAAAGCAGCTAACATGGCAAATACTTTTTTGGGTATACCAGCAGTTAGTAATGCTGCTATGGTTGCTTTACAATCTCAAACTCCTAATACTCCTCAAAGGGGTGGAGTAGAAGACCCAGAAACTTCCTTATCACAAGATAAAGTAAGTAGTGATAAATCAGTATCTGATTTAACTACAACAGAATTTAATTCTTTAGTAGGTACTTTAAGTGATAAGATGAATAATTCTCAAGCTAGTAAATTTAGTAGTTCAATTAGTAATAATGATAAAGTATCTGACGTAGTAGGTAAAGCTAATGATGTTTTTTTTAATAGCCCTGCAACAAATAATAAAGGATTTCCTAATGATTCTTTAACATCATATAATAGAAAAACAGGTGGTGGTCTTCCTACGATCTATAGAGATGTTGGTGGTGGTGTAGGTGATGATTATGCAGCAGCAGCAGGAGAATATGCAGATATGGTTTCAGATGCTATGGCTGGTGATTATACAGGTGCAGATTTTGGAGATGAGGGTGGATCTTATCAAAAGCAAGTGGAAGCAGCTTTAAGTGGACAAGCACCTTCTGCACCTTCTACTCCTATAGATTTATCAGGGGTTGAAACCTATGGTGGGCCTGTCTATGATAAGCGTGGAAACATTATAGAAGGAGGAGGTACATTTGATCCTGATAGACCATATGACTCAGGAACTGGTAAGCAACCTTGGTTTCCGGGTAACGATCCACTAGGACTTTATTATAGACAAGGTTCTATTCCTATAAATATTCCTACTACTAAAGAAGGCGCACTAGCATTAGCTCCTTGGAAAAATTTAGTTGGAGAAGATGCACTACGTGAGGTTATGGCAAGACCAGAAGGTATTGCTAAACTTCAAGGAGCATTAAAAGAGGGTAAGGTTAATCAAGAAGAGTTTGATAGAATAGCTCAAGAAACTATAACTTTAGGTTTAGGTGCTGCTGGTACAGGCTTTAAAACATATACAGATGATGAATGGTACGGTGAGAATGGACTTGACCCAGATGCACCAAGAAAAGATATAGAAGATAAAAGAGATATTATAGATAAAATTAAAGGTTTAGTAACAATTACAGGTAAATTAGATAAGAATAAAGTACAAGAACTTAATAAAGCTTTAAATCTTATGGGAGGAGCAAAATTTGAACCTCATAGTGGATTGATGAGAGCAGTTATAGAAGGAATAATTCCTACTCCATTTAAAGCTTTTAGTAATATGATGGGAACAGGAGAAAAGTCAATAGGAAGAATTACCTTTCCAAGTGGAAAGACTTTTGAAGTAGGTGATAAAGGAAGTATAACTGCTGATAAAGGTCTACCTGAAGTTGATTATGGTAATGATCCCAAGAAAGTTAAAAAACCTAAACCACAAAAAAAGAAAACAGAAGAAGAGAAAAAGAAGAAAAGATATATGAAAGATTATTTTGCTAGTTTAGGTAGTAAAGAAGGTGAAGGTGGTTTAAGTGATTTAAAAAATTACTATGAAACACAAGCACTTAAATATGTATACCCTGATAAAAGTGATGAAGAAATTAATATAATGATAAATAAACCCTAGGACAAAACATGGCAACTGAACGTAATCCATATGATATGAAACCAGAAGAACTAGGTAATGTAGTTCCTATGGCATCAGTAGATGAAGAAATAAGTGCTACCTTTGAAGTTGATCCTACAGATGGTGGAGTAATCGTAGACTTGTCTGGAGAAGAAAGTATTGAGATGTCTCCTTCACAGGCTATAGAAGAATGGTATGATAATCTAACAGATACCTTAGACGATGAATATCTAGATGAGATAGCTGATTCTGTTATAGATAGTTTTCAAGCTGATAAAGATTCAAGGGCTGAATGGGAGTCTATGTTTGAACGTGGCTTTGATCTACTAGGTCTTAAGCTAGAACCGGGAACAGATCCCTTTGATGGTGCATGTACAGCCGTACACCCACTCCTGATAGAGTCAGCAGTTAAGTTTCAATCTAAAGCTTCAGCAGAACTCTTTCCTGCCAGTGGTCCTGTCAAAGCAAACATCATGGGTAACTCTACTCCTGAGAAAGAAGCACAGGCTAACAGAGTACAGAACTTTATGAACTATCAGGTAACTGAGCAGATGCCAGAATACTTTGATGAGTTTGAAAGAATGTTGTTTCATCTCCCCTTGATAGGTTCTGCATTCAAGAAAGTTTACTATAGTGCTACACTACAACGGCCTGTTTCAGAGTTCATACCTATTGATCAGTTCTATGTATCATACTATGCAACTGACCTACGTAATGCTGACAGGTACACACATCTGATCTATCGTAGTCCTATTGACATGGAGAAAGATATCAGGGCTGGTGTTTATGATGACGTAGAACTTCCAGAACCAAATGAAATTAATATTACAGGGTTTACTCAGAAGATGGATACTATCATTGGTATGTCTCCTTCCTCTGATAATGACCCACAGTATCTTCTACTAGAACAGCATTGCTATCTAGACATAGAAGACACAGGAGAATCACTTCCCTATATTGTTACAGTCATAGAACAATCAAGGCAAGTGTTAAGTATTCGTAGAAACTATGAACAAAAAGACCCGAATAAAGAAAAGCGTAGTCACTTCGTACACTACCGTTTCGTGCCGGGGTTTGGTTTCTATGGATTAGGCTTGATTCACTTCCTAGGTAACCTCACCATGAGCGCAACCGCTGCCATGAGATCTCTCATAGATGCAGGACAGTTCGCCAATTTACCGGGTGGTTTCAAGGCTAAAGGGCTGAGAATGGTCGGAGATAACGATCCAATCTCTCCCGGTGAGTTCAAGGAGGTTGAAGCAACTGGAATGGATCTCTCTAAGGCTATTATTCCCCTGCCTTACAAAGAGCCTTCCTCAACTCTATTTCAGATGTTGAATTTCGTAAGTGCTGCTGGTCAGCGTTTTGCGGACAGCACAGAGCAAGTTGTCTCTGATGCTGCCTCCTATGGGCCTGTCGGAACTACGATGGCTTTACTAGAAGCCAGTAGTAAGTTCTTTAGTGCAATCCATAAGCGAGTACATAAATCTCAAAAGGATGAATTTAGAATCCTAGCTAAGATAGACTATGATTATCTACCAGAAGAATATCCTTATGATGTTCCATTTGAGGATCGTAGTATATTCAAGAGTGACTTTGATGGTCGTATAGATATTATACCAGTATCTGATCCTAATATACCTTCTAACGCACACCGTATGATGATGGCTAATATGGCATTACAAATGGCACAGCAGTCACCTCCCGGTATGTTTAATCTAGAAGCTTTAAATAGGACAATACTAGAAGCAGCCAACATGCCTAATCTAGAAAACATATTGCCTCAAAAAGTTAAACCGCAACAAATGGATCCAGTATCAGATATCATGGCTGCAACTAAGGGTATACCTATTGCTGCCTTTCCGGGGCAGAACCATGATGCTCATATGCAAACTAAGATGGCTTATCTTCAAGACCCTCAGAATGGAGCTAATCCTATTATGAAACGTATAGCTCCAATCTTAGAAGCTAATATACAAGAACACTCAGTCATG